TCTGAAAGACCACCTCTATTAAATCCTGCTGGGGCAAACCAAGGCTCTGCATTTCTATCTGTGAAAGAGAATGCGCCGATTGCTACAACTGATGGTGGTAACCAAACTGTGCTGTCAGAGAAGGTGTCTTGCACTCTAACCCAAGGGTAGAAAGCACAGCCGAAACTAGAGTTAATTGCTCTGTCATTAAAAGTGTTGACTGTTGAATTTACAGAACCAACTCTGCTTGAGAACCCATTGGCATTCTCGGAGGTAGGCTGGTAGCCACCGGCTAAGTCGATAACTGCTAGGCAATCGCCTCTGTCCTCAGCAACATCAAGTAGCTTGTCTGTAATTCCGGCAGTTGTTACACCGGGAACAGAAAGAACATTTGTTTGAACAACCTCTGGGTCTTTAACTGAATCAATTGCGACCGTCAAAGCGTGGTAGGCATAGCTTGAGCGCTCTGTCTCACCGTCTAGGTTGCGGTTTGCAAAGGGATCTCTCTCGGTAATATCCATAGCATCATAGCCACCAAATAGGGGCATTGTGAAGCCCTTTGGAGCCAAGCCACCAGTGAGGATTGAGAATGCTCCGCTAACTGCCGTTAATGAAGTACCAGCCTGTCTTGAACCACTAGAGTAGGTCATGTTACCATCAGACTCGACCAAATCATCTAACGTGAAGATGTGTGAGAACTCTGTAAGAGCATTGAGGTTACTAAAGTTGTTCAAAGAACCCGGTTTTGTTCTTAAGAAATCTGGGATTGAATCATCGTAAGTTGTGGAGCCAGATGCTCTTGTGGTAGTTATCCCAAAGAAAGCGGCTTGTGGGCTGCTTACATCACCAACTGCCGTCGTAGAACGAAGTGGGATGCTTGGGAACTTAATCAATACTGGACCAACCTCGTCGCCTAAAACCAAGTCACCTGATGAGGCTTCTGGGAAGAAGAGCGCATTTGGTTTTGCAGCGTTTGGCAAGGTGCCTGTGGCTGATAAGAAATCATTTGCTGCGACTAAGGCAGAACCAGAAGCTAAAGAAACATTCTTAAACTTTGATGGTCCGTAGAAGCCATATGGGAGCAATGAAGGATCAATTGTTCCGTCGTCTACAGTCTGTGCCATTGACATACGAACGTAGCTTGATTTGTTTGGGTATTGACCGTAGTATTTGTAAACTCTCTCATCATTATCCCAAGAAACATTTTGGTCGCCAATCTGTGCTGCAATGTAGTTTGGAGAGTTGGGGTTAAGGTTTACAGAGTTAAATCTCTCCACCTCTTTAACCTTACCATCGTTATCATCAATTCTGCGAACAACGACATTGAAAGTTCCAAAATCACCGGGCGTCTTGGCAGGACGGATGTTTTCAATAGAAATCTTAATCGCGCCTTGGTCATACTCACCAGTTTGCAAAGACACAAACTTGAAAAGCTTTGTAACTCGGCTGTTTTTACCTGCGTCATAACCGTCAGAGTTTGTTAGCAAGTCTTGAGAAATAACATCGCCAGTTTCAGAGTTAACAAAATCTCTGTTGAAATCAGCACCATCGACTGTTCCGTTATCTAGTGGGACTGCCATAGCAAACGCGATATTTGAAACGCCACCAAGATCCTCTTGAATTGCTCTTTCAAAAGTTTCTCCCAAGAAGTATTCCTCTTGGTTTGCGCTTGGGGTAATTGCCGTGGTTGTTCTGGTTGGGTCTGTGTTTAGAACATTGCGAATGTATTTTCTTGAAGTTCTATCAAAACTTACTGCCTGCTCTAATGTTGAAGATCCGCCAACAATGCGAAGAGTAACTTCGTTGTTTGTGGTTGTCATTAACTGGCAAGCACCAGTTACAGCAAAAGTGTTTGGAACTGTGCCGCTTGTCTGAACGTGAGTATCAGAATCACAGTAAATAATCGCGCCCAATGTACCAGTGTGGTTACCAGCAGAAGCTGAACTAAACACAAACAGACCGTATGCGCCGCCGCCTGTGTTGGCGGTGAAATCAGCCAACTTCCAGCCAGCTTCGCCGCCAGAGGCTTTATTGGGGTGTTCTTTACCAATTAAGCGAACAAAATTAACCGTTGGGCTATTTCTTAGCCAAGCCTGTGCTGCGTATGTTGCATATGTTGCGGCACCGAAGCCGGGGTTTCTGAAAGCGTCTACGTTTTCTGTGCCTGCGATTGGTGGTCCAAAAACATCAACAAATTCTTCAAACGAATCAACCTGAACTGGCTGAAGCGCTGGTCCTCTCAACGAGCGACCGATCAGGGTTGGTCCTTCAGCGGCAGGCTCGGAGGGTAATTGTGAATTATCAATCTCGTTGATGAATACACCGGGAGATACAAATCTAAACTTTTTAACTGACATATTTTGTTCACTCCTAAATTGTCTCTATAAATAGTGTCTATTTGGTTGAAAAGAATGTCACTCCTCTACAAATGACTTCGCTCCACTAATTTGTGGCTTTTCCCCAACAATTGTTCTTTCTTTATTAAATTTTATGTTTACGGCATTCTGCGAGGTTTTTATTACAGCCTCATCAATATTTTCAATTCTAGGAAACAGTGCGCCCCTTGTCTCTAACATAAATGAAGTTTCAAAGAACCTTTCCTCTGTATCAAGAGTCTCTGAAATTTTATCAAAATTAAATTGGTCTGGTATTGTCAAATAATATGTATGACCTTCGTTTTCCAGTTTTATGCCCCTAAAGTTGTTTGCTGTAATAAAAGCGTTTAAAATTTTATTCATATCTGTTAGGTAATTTGTTCTTATCGTAATGTTGTATTTTGCAAGAACAGAGATTACATTGTTTGAAAACAAAGTTTCATAAACTACCTTTTTATTATCAAACTTTCTATTGTTAACTCCAAATTTTTTATTTGCTCGGGCATTTGCAAACTTCTGTGTTTGCACTGGCAATATTCTTCTTGCAATTGGAAAGTTGTTTGAGCCGGGAGTAAACGGAAATGTTTCATTGTCTCTCTCGATTGTTTCTCTGTAGACTGTAAGAAGCGGGTAAATTAATGTTTCTCTGTCGTCTCTCAGTTCTTTTGCTTTTTTTATTTGGAACGCTCTTTCTGCCGAAGACCAAAGAATTGGAACACGATGTTGCTCGCCCTGCTTTTCAGTATAAAGCTGCAAGTCATTTTTAAGAAAATTAAATACGGCAGTGTCCATAGTTTCTATGGAAGACTCTATAAACACCTGTTCCTGTATACCGTTAGCCATTAAATGTTCCTTCTCTTGCCTTTAGGCACTCTGCTGTTGTTTCATACTTTTGACCGTCTTGTCCAAACAATCTTTTTGCACCTCGTGTCTCTACAATCTCGTAGTAATCTCCGTCATAGAAAACGAAGTCTCCAGCCCTTACAAAAAGATTCTGGTCTTCTGTCAGTCTTTTTCTGTGAAAGTAAACTGTAATTTTTTGCCTTCTATCATATCCTGCTTTGGTTTGCTGAACGTCGGACTGTTGTGTTTCTACTCTTGCGTATACTCTCACAGGTGGCAAAAAGTTTTTTTCTTTGCTCTCGCCATAAACAGGGTGAAAGTTTGAATTGTCTATGTCAATAGCGTAGTAAGCTACAACCTGCCCAACTACGTTCTCAATAAGTTCGGTATTGACTTGTCTTACTAAATTTCTTTCTTTCTCTCCAACAAAAAGCGGAGGGGGTGGTGCTGCCGGTCTTGTAAACTTTGCCATTTATTTACCCCACATAGATTGCATTTGGAACATTCTGCAATAGTTTTTCGCTATTCTCCACAATCGCTGCATCGCCTTCTGAGAGGGCTTGATAAGTTAGTTGGTCTAGAAGTTCTTTTAGTTCTGTTTTTAGATTCTGTTGGTCTTCTCGGGCTTGACTGATAAGGTCTGAGCCGTTGAGAGTTACTGAATCATTTGGAATCGGGATTGTGCCAAACTTGGAACGAACCTGCCCTAATATTTCTTTGCAAAGTGCAAGAGCATATCTACGAATCCACTGCTTACCCATAGAGTTAATATTATCGTAGGGAATGTTTGCAAACGGAAGCGTGTTCATATTGTTTACGCCTTTGACCCCTCGCAAACGTGTAGCGTCTTCTGTGTTGGCGTCTTCGTCAATGGTAAAGGTAAACCAGATAACATCGTCTGAAGCCACCGTATCACCGGGAGGCGGGTAAACTTTTATAAAGTTGTTTTGTAATTCGTAAGAGTAGTGCGAAAAACGAACAGTTGCGTGGTCTTCAAAAGCCATCGCTTGTAATCGGTTGTGCCAAGTTGGAATAACTTCATAAACTGAGTCGTCGGCGTATTGACCATAAGTGGAAAGGTTGCCGACCACATTCAGACCACCATAGTAGCTAAAGAACCTCCACATATTATTTGCGTTTTTGTAATAAACATCACGAATTAAAACCTTTTTGTTATTAACTTTATTGAAGAAATCTGATGTTGCAATTGAACTTGATGTTTGCACAACATTCTGCAAATCATATTTTTGCTTATTAGCCTCAAGTTTAAAACTGGCTGAATATACGGTTAGTGAACCACCCACGCCAGCCTCTGAGGAAATACCCTCTGCCACGCGACGTGCATAAGCAAAACCAAAGTTTGGAAAATCCCTTGAAGCGTCTGATGCGCCGCTTGAAATTTCACCGTCTTCATCAAATGATGCGGTAGTTGCACCAAGCATGTCTGAAAGAACATTCTTTGCTTGATGAGAATTTATCATATACGAATATTCTAATACTGCTTCCTGATAGGCAGCGTAAACATTTCCTGTTTTTATTTCTATATCGAGAACATCACCACCCAACTTTTTATAAACATATGCTACTTGGTCTGACGCTCCGCTGATAAAAGCCGCTACATCGCTGTATATTGTAAAAGGCAGTGCTGCTGCTACATCGTCTGTTGAACCTGTAGAAGTTAGAATAGAAGTGCTTGTAGTAGAACTAGGGCTGAGTTGTGGTACTGGCATTTTTGATTTCCTCTTCTCTAAATAGTTTCCCCAAAGAGAAACCCCCCGCCTACCGAAGCAGACGAGGGGCAACTCTTAGTCAAGGACTAGGCTTACACTAGGTCTTGGCAGATAACTAGACCGTACATGTCGGCACGAACCATCTGCTTGGCGTAGCGTGTCATAACACCCTTGCGTGGCACGAAGTCCTCGACACCAAAGATGGTGGGAGTGACCTGTAGTGGGACGTAAGGAGCGTAGACGTAGCCGCTCTCTAGGAAGCTGTTGCCACGGCGACCAACTAGAATCACGTTGCGTGGGAAGTATGGATCGACGTAAACGTCTAGCTTCTTGGAGATGCTACCAACATTCATTGCACCGGCTGTGCCATTGGCGTCAACGGTAACGTTGGCGCGGAAGCCAGCAGTGAACTCTAGAATGTTAGCAACCTCTGGTGAACAAACGAGGAAGTTTGCACCACCGCGAACGGTCTTACGATGAATCTCTGCGGACACATCATTGATGGTCTCTAGAAGAGTCTCGTACCATTCGCTAACTGTACCTGTGAAGTCAGGGGCACCAGAGGCACCAACTTCAACACCAGTTAGGCGGTTTACAAACTTACCAGCCTTGCGGCTCCAGTAACGAACAGTAGCCTTAGCGCCTTGAATGAGGTCATTCAAGATTTCCTGATCGATCTCTAGGGCAATCTGCTCTGAGAGGATTGAAGTAAGCTCAACCTCGGCGTCAAGGTTGTGGTAAGCGTTGAGGTCTTGACCCAACTCTGGTGACCACTTAGCCTTGAGCTTCTTGGTAACTGCTGTAACAGCAAGGCTGTCCACTGAAATGTTAACCTCTGGGATGGAAGCTTCATTTTCCAACTGCCAAGTTGTCGTACCAACAACAGCACCAGTTGCGCCACCGGCTGTGAAACCGTCCTTGATTGGTGCGGCGATTGCGGTAATCGCGTCCAATGAAGAGGAAAGCTGTGCCGTGGTGCGGTTGGTCTTGTTTGTTGTGGGAACAGCAACAATTAGAACTCTGTTCGTATCATCAGGGTCGATACGAGTCAAACGACGTAGAATAACGGCGTCTGAAACCGTTGGGGTTAGGGCAACCAAGTTGTCCATGTTAACACCGCCATCGGAAAGCGTTGCAACTGGTACTGAACAAATGGCAAAGTTAGAACCACTTGGAATATCGGGATCGTAACGCAAAAGCTTATCAAGT